GGAAATTTCTACTGAAATTCCACTGTTCTTACGTCCTGCTGTAAAAACCAACTCAGTAGTTTTATCAACAAGGTTAATACCTTGTTTAGCAATGTATAGCTTAATAGCTGCCTCAATATCAGGCTGTTTAAGATGAATCTGCAAAATAAATTCCTTTGGTTTGCCACATAGGTAGCATTTGTTGAAAAGTATTACTGGCTATGCCAGCATATATAGCGGCAACTGAGTCAGCTTGATGTTCTGCTTTTCCTGTGTTTATCAACTCTTTCCCTTTCTGACGATAAGTAGGCCATTTTGCTTCAGGATGTGTCTGTATGGCCCAATTGATCATGTCTATTTTGGTTGCTGTGGCTTTTCCCGCACCTGCTAGTTTTACTTCTTGAGGGCTGACTTCAAAAAGTGGAATGCCCATAGCTCTAAGTGAGCCAAGAACCCCTACAACAACTCCATAGCCTGCCATTGATCTAGCACTTTGGCTTCCTACAGGTACCTCAACAAAGATCACCTGAGCTTGTTTGGAGGCTTGCATAGCACCTTCGCAAAGCTGTTTGGCAGCCTCAAGATCAAGGCTATTCTGACGAACCTGTTTTCCTTTTGAGAGTACAGGGTTAATGACCAAAATGTTGTTTATTGTCAACTTCTTGGTTTCTGTATCATAGGTTCCATTAGAAACTCCCCAGTTAAGAAGACTAGGATCTTGCCCACAAACATTTAAAATCATACATGTGTCCACGTAGCACCAACAGCAATTCTGCGTATAGTTTCAGTACACACATTGTATAAATTTGCAATTTTTGCATGACTTAGCTCAGAAGCCATAAGAGATTTAATTTCTAAAACTTTCTGAGTAGTCAGTTTAGCAATACCATTTTTTTCACCTTTGGCACCAACAATACGTCCATGTTTAGTACGGTCATCTGCGTTATCAAGCGCAGTACCATAGCGTAAATTGGATAGTTTGTTGTTTGTAGTATCACCATCACCATGACAGCAAAGAGCATCATTTGGGCCTACGAAAGCAAGAAGCACTAAACGGTGTACTTTCATACACCGTATCTTTTCTCCAGTAAAACGAACTGACACAATCTGATAACCATCAGAATCTGTAACCAGTTTTAAGATTTTTTCTGGAACATGTTGTTGCTTACCACGTCCACCAATAACCCAGCGATCATTACTACGTACACGCCCATGATCTGACACGGAATACGCATTTTCACAGTTAGGTATGTATCTCCAAATTTCATGTGCTAAAGGAGAATTATTCATGGTTTTTTCCTTAGTGTTTGACTGAAGTAGTAGCTTCTTCAAGCTCTGCAACAAAAGGTAGCTCACCCATCTCTGCTAGAGCCACTGCAATGCCAAGTTGAAATCCTTTACGAAAGTCTCCTGTAAGAGGTACAGGTTTTTCATCACCTACAGCAACTTCAGTGGTTTCAGGAGCCTCTTGCATGTGTTTGATGATCTTGATCTTATGGCTATGCCATTGAGACAGTAGCTTCACAAATTGATCTAGATCATTGATAGCAATTGTGTTTTCGATGGTCATAGTGTGCCTTCATAGAGTTCTTGACGCAAGTTGTAGCCTAACAGAGGCCAAAGCTTTTGTTTAGCGTTTTCTCGGGCAATCTGTTTACCAATGTCAGCATCGAAGTTTTCTGAACTAACACAAGCGCTTTCACCTGTTACGGTGAAGCCATTGCGCAGTACTAGGACACAAAAGGTCAACAAGTTAAGAGACTCTTCCAGTACAGCTTCAGGTCGTCCGTTTTCTCTTTCCTCATCGCAAATGCCATTTGCTGCGGTAAAGAAGTAACATGAAACGATACAGTCTTCAAGATCTTCAGGTGTGACACGAGGTTCGGTCTTTCCCTTGTCCACACTCTTGTTACGGATACTAAAAATATTCATAAATCTAATTTAAAGGTATAAAAAAAGATACCCCATTTCTGGGGTATCTTCACATTACTAACCGGACTTAAATCAACAACCTTTTTTAGGTGGTAGTTTCTTGTCTTGTGATTTGTCTTTTTTGGAGTTCTCTTTTGCCATCATTTACCTTATCAAAGTTAAGAAATGTAGCGAAGGACTCGCTACTCAAAGTATTCTATAGTGGAAAAATACAAATACGCTTATTATTCCATTTAAGAAACAATCCTGCCTTCTTAAACATTTTAGGTGATTGCCAAATTAGCCGCAGCTTCATTTAACCAAACAAGCTGGTTACAGGCTTTTTCATACCTGTCGAAGAAGAACCCATGCTGGGCAGTGTTGGCAAACCAGCTACTCCAGAGTTACCAGAACCTGTTGTAACGCCTTTGGATTTGTCTCTGGTCTTACCAGCCCACTTAGCTTCCCAAGTGTTCACAAAGTCCGCTTCTTCAGCTTTAGCACGAATCTCGGCAGTAGTCATACGATCTGCTGCACGAAATAGTTTGTCAATCTCGTTTTCATCACGGGTTTCACCTGTGGGCATGTAGAAACCTGCATCGTTTTTGACAGTCTTATCAACCTTTTGCTTGATCAGACCTACCAAGATCTCTTTACCAAGCAAGTCCATCAGTACCTCCACCTTAGTGGGTACTTCTGCCTTGGCTTCAGGTGAATACACTTTAACTACCTTAATCTCGGTATCCATTGCTGACACCTCCTTGTCGGTAGTCAACAAACAGAGGCTATTGGCATGGTTAAAACCTGGAAGAAAATGCTTTTCACCATCTTTCTCATAGTAGTTTTTAGCACCTTTGGCAGTACCAGAAGTCATCCAAAGGGTTTGACGCACATCATGATTGTCTGGAGCACGCATATTAATAACCAGACCCAATGCACCGCTAGCAGCTTTATTTAGATAGGCCATCGTGACAATACAAGGGTACAGACCTGATTCAAGGGGAGCAGCGCCAGCTCCTAATGAATCCTTTTCAGTGGCAATAGAAGTATCTGAGGTAAGCGTGGAAAGTAGAGACATAATTAGTCCTTTTTGGTTGGGTTTAAGTTGGGGAAAAATATTGTAGGTCTTAAGAGTAGTATTCACTAAGCTTATTAAATACAAGTTGCATATTATTGTCGATAAAAGTCTCCTTTGTATCAAACAATCCTAGTGGACCTCGGAGTCGTTCATTAACAGTTTCTTTGGTTAGTTTGCACTGAAAAACATATTTGAATCCAAGTGAAGTTTCTTCTGGTGTGATGGTAAGTAAGGGTGAACCGTAATCCTTCAATGTCTTAAGGTTTACTTTCTTAGAAGCAATTACTACTGAGAAGTAACTTTCGATACCATTATTTTTTAATGCTCCCTTCACAGGAACCTTAGTTTCCATCAGCATCTCAGACTCATTTAATGTATCTGCCGTATGTGCAATAAATACAACACTCTTGGTTGACTTGGCAACATACTGTTGCATAAGTACCTTAAAGTATTGTGCAAAGTCACCCCATGCTTTCATACCATTACTAGATGGGATTACATAGACTGATTCATACATATCCAGTAGATAAGTCAAACTATCTACAACAATAGTATGAATTTCTGGCATATTCTCTGCAGCTTCAAAAGCTTCATTGATTTGCAACGGATCAGTAATGACAAATTGCTTGAACTTTGCTTTGAAGGGCAGTTTCTTGCCAGCTTCACAGTTCAAATACATAACACCTTCCGGCTTATCCATCCACATAAGTGAAGCAGACTTACCAGTGGCAGATTTGCCACATAGAAGTACGAGTTGATCATTGACAGTATTTGTCATTGATTACTCTCCAAAAATTTTAGCCAATTCCAAACCATGTACATCTGCCCATGCTTTATCTGGATAGGCATAGGTGAAGGTTTCCATAGTAAGGTGTACCTCTTTACGTGGTGCGCCTTGTTCATCACACCATTTCTTTAATGCCCAGAAACCATAACGAATACCTGTAGCTTTGGTTATTTCATTGATAGTGGCAAAAGTTTCTCCACAACCTCGTACATCTTTGAAGGTAATGTGTTTTTGCTTAACCTCTGAAAGTTCCTGTACTAGATGTTGGTTAGTAATGACTACTTGAGATGACTTTTCAAATTGATCTGCCCAGGCTCTTGCAGCAGCTACTGGATTAGTAAAGTCTGGTAGAGATGCTTTAGTCAGTTGAGTCTCCAAGGCTGTCATGTAGTCATAAACCTTAGCTTGTAGCTCATAGCTATACGACATAGCCATGAGACAGGCTTCACGCTTGGGGAAACAATAACCAGGTTGATCGCGCCCATAAGTGTCTTTAAAAGATGTGCGAAACTTTTCGCCCATCTCTTCGCCTAGTACTTTAGGTACTTTTCCAACGAAATCACGGTGACGCAAGACTGCGTTATCGTCAGGTTCACGTTGACTGTTGATGTAATCCACTAGCTCTAGGCTAGTCATAGTGACGGGTGTATTAATTGAAATTGCTAGTGCATTCATTTGGTTTCCTTTTGGTAATTGGTCTGACATACAGGAATCGAACCCATATTTATGGTGTAGAAAACCACTGTTCTATCCGTTGAACTAATGTCAGTTAATGGTGCGAGAGACGGGAATCGAACCCGTAAGCTATTACTAGCGGCAGATTCTCAGTCTGCTGTGTTGACCAATTTCACCACTCTCGCATAGCTTTATGGACGCTTGGCAATAGCTTTCATTGCTGAAATCATTACTGTTGCCATAATTTCCGCCTCAGATAACTTATCCGGCATCTTGTCATTCAGGCTGATTACCTTTGAACGAATTGCTTCAAATTCAAAGCCAGCATCTACCAAGATCATGACATAACGCAACAACATATTGTTCCTGTTACCGTCACCAGAATTATTAAGAATCCAGCGTTCAAGATTGTCCATAGACTGTTGACTATTCAACTGAGTCTTACGCTCTTCATTCTTACTGGTTTTAGGAATGAATGGTAATGCATCAAAGACTATCCCTTCGTTGTACTCATAGATGCCATTGTTTGACAACCACTTACGAGCACGTTGATTAGTGCCCGTGTCCACTTCAAAGGGGAGCCATGAGTAGATGTTACTCATGAACTCTTTATAGTCCTTGGCATCCATTTCCAACAAGTAGTTGATAGGCAAAATGATTCTGAATCTGTTTTCTTCTTCAGTATGACGCTTCGTGGAATACAACAAGAATTTGTAAGCCTTGAGTAATATTTTGGCAGTGCTTATGGCAATGCCCCCATCCACGTCAATAACAATTAAGTTGAAACCAGGAATACAGTTTTCTTCATTACGATAGCCACCTTCCAAGTGATGATTCACCCAGTGCATACCATCTACCTGGGTCAACTTATGAAGTTGGTTAAAAGGTGCAGTCTCATTATTGTAGTCTGTAGCCATATCCGTACTATAAGCAATGACCATCTTGGATATGTCACTTTCTTTGAGTGTTTCACCACGCAGAAACTCAATACCATCAGAAAATGACTTCTTGATAATAATATTGTTCTTGTATCCATGCGCAATTGCCAAAGTTAGTAATTCATTCTTATATGCTACCCCCCCTTTATAAAATGGAAGATCTTCAGACAAATCAGCTTGCGTAACATCTTGCTTGGTTGACGCAAAATACTTTGCTAGCTTTACCCAAGGTTTGTCTCTAGACAACAACTGAGCAAATGCCTCTCCAGAATCCTCTGCCAGCTTAATCGCGTTATAGATATGTGTATCCATAATCTCAGGAGAGTCGTCAATAAAGGCATACGCACCCGCTAACTTCAATACTTTAAAGCTGCGGTTCTGTAGCTCACTACGCATTACCTCTTGATGCTCTTGCATCAATTCAGAACGAGCTTCACAGGTAAGTTGATACTCATTCAACAGAATACTTGTCGCCCTGCTTACTACTAACTTCTTGTTAGCATTAATAATATCAGCCAGGTTTTCTAAACGCTCTGCCAATTCTTCAATTGTCAGGTTATTGGTTGGACTGGTTCGATCATCAAACATCTGTTCTGCAGTACGAACACGTTTCTTGGATGTATTACGTACATAACCAAAAAAACATCTACGTGCATAACCTTGTTCAAGCATAGCTATTAAAGCATCTTCTGTCTTTGCACCATCAAGCAAACGACTGGGAACACCAAACATCAACAAGTTGGCAGGTGTTTTACCAATAATTTCCTCACTTCGTTGATTATCATTACTGTTCTTAATCAACTTGGCCTTGGTCAAACCCTTGTCATACAACTCAATAAATGTATCAAACACTTCCTGATTTGCAGACAAGTTAGCAGCAATTTCATCCATAATCAAATTCATGGACCCAGCATTAGCCATCAAAAGCTTATGACGCATCTGCTTAACTGCAGGTGATGTGCCTGAGTCAAATGAGAAGAGCATAGGACCAGATGAAGCAAATTCTTTGGTGACCTTAGCCAACTCATCATCAGGGTCTGTACCCTTACGACTGGCACGTTTAACGGCTAGCTTAGGCAAATTTTCTTCTGCCATTATTGGAAAGGTTTCTTCCAGAAAGCGTGTACGAAATTGAAAAAGTACTTCTTCTTCCATCAAGTTAGCTGACATGGTTTTACCATAACCAGATGGTGCCAGATTTAATGCATACATATTGACTGGAATGTCTTTGTTATCCAGTGATGCAATGCTACAACGCATCTGAGCAGCAGCCATTGAAAAGTAATAACCAACCATGATGCGAAAGAACAGTGAATCATCACGTTGGGTACGATCACGCAGAATATCAACCAGCTTTTCAGCAGTAGGGTGATATTCCATCTGGTCAAAGGAAAGCATGGAAACTCCTAAAGGATTAAATCACCTTGAGCAATCAAGGCATCTTTTTGTGAACACACTGAAAAAGCAGCACAGTACTTGCAAGCAGTGACTTGCCCAGGCACTTCCTTGATAAATCCTACATTACCGTCTTCGATGAAACGAAGTCGAGCATCATGCAAGCTATCAAAGTTTTTAGTACTACGTGAAGTTTTATCAGCATTCTTGTAGTATTTGAATACTGGAACACTACGCCATAGATCTTCATCACTACAGTGAGGCAATTGGTCTTCATCAGCATCCCAGTACTGGGTGATCTGAGAAAGTTTCTGTTTCACATAGTGATCTGTCTCATCAACAGATTTCAACGGTAGTAGTCGCTGTTGAATACGCTGCTGTGGATAAGTAGGATCAATTCTGGCTTTGGCAGCAGACCAATCAGTAAATATAAATTGAATAGCCATTTCATCTTTGGTAATAATCTTTGGATTAAGCCAACGATAAATACTACCCTGAAGTATGTACTTTTCATCATTTGTACTATGCATGGCAGTGTAAGTAGAAGTACTTTTAAAGTCTTCCAATCGACCTTCACCCACAAAGTCAAACTTACCTGAAACAACAAACTTTCCAACAGTTTTATATGCACGTTGTTCCATATAAATCGGAAAGCTATCATCCTTGATTTCTTCTGGCTTGGGGTTAATTTGAATGCGCTTAATGATGTGTTCTGGATACCCTAGAACACTCAAAGCGTTTTCATAGTTATTAGTCCAAGCACGTTCAATTGCATCGTGAATAGCTGTACCCATACGAGAAGCAACCATTTGAGTAATATCCACCGCTGCATCTGCATCAGGAACACGTTTACTCAAAATGAGTTGACGTAAGGGTTTAATCAATGCAGTAGTTGAAATAGATGAAATATCAGTGTTATGGTCATACGTATCCGTTGCAAGAAATACTGCCAAAGACAAAGGAATAGAACTCGTATTGGTATAGGTAATCATGATGTTTGTTAGTTGATCGAAGAAGCGCGAGGATCGCGTTTTAATTTCTGATTTTGTTTTAAAAGCTTTCTGGTAACAGTTGCAGCTCTTTGCATTAAAAGTTCTGCAACTTCCCATCTATAGGAACCATAGGCAACTTGATATAACAAAGCGTCTATAAGCCTTTCAACCTTATTTACTTTACTTTTTTTCATTCTTGAATTTCTCGCAAATATAAATCTAGTTTGGCTAAAGCGTTCCACGCTTCGTGTGAAAGATGCAACAAACCACTTTCAGAGTCAAACTCTTCATTCATGTGACGTAATGCAGCATGCCGTTGTTGAGCATCCTCATAACGATTGAAGCCATCGGGTACGAATACCCAACCACCATCGCTATATTTATTAGCTCCAAACGTACCTACTTTGGCTACTTCAGTAATAGCTCTTGCCATACCTCCAGTAATCAAGTGCATTCGCACCTTTCCTTTATCTGCTTTATCTCCAGGTGTATGTTGCTCAATGTTTTCTTTTTGTATCTTGTGTTGTTCAATACAATTTTCACAAAAATCTTGGTGAAGTTGAGCTGCTTTTTCACAGCCAATTGACATACAAATACTCATGTTTAATTCCTTAGTTTTAAAAGTTCAAAGCTACAAAGACTTTGAACAGTGATCCATCAAAAAGACTCCCCGGAGGGAGTCTGTTTTGTTGTCAAGATGATTTAGACTTGACTTAAGGTTTTCTAGATGTACTCACATTGGCCGGAAGTACAGGCTAATTCCTTAACATTGATGGTGCTGTCATCCTTTTCAAAGTTAGCCAGGTCATTCCAGTTGAACGCAGGCATCCGAGCCAACAATTCTTCATAGTCTTGTTTGCTGCACTCCTGATATGGGGCTTGCCGATAACTGTGATCAGAATGGGGCAAGAAGCTCACACCAGCAATCTTGTCAAAGTGTCTGTACACCCAGTCACCCACACCTAGCCATTCATCGTCTTTCACATAGACCGTGATAGACACGTTATGCTCTGTCCAATGCGTCTGTAGCATCAGGTAATGCTCTAACTGCTCAATGGCAGTACGATCATTCCTGAACACAGCATGGGCTGGCCCTTGTACCGGGAAACTAAAGATATCGGTGCTGTCTGGTTTGGATACGCAGTCTTCTACTGGAAAGCCTTGGGCACGCATCAACTGAGCCAGTGGATCCTTCTTATCAGCACGTACAGTACGAATGTAGTACTCAGAGTACCTAGGATGGATCCCTGATGCACTGTCCACCAACTGTGAGACTGTCCCTGAAGGTTTGACGGTGGTGATGGCTACCGATCGGTTGATACCTAACTTTGCTGCCCATTCCTTGTTCACATCCAGAGCACACTGTTTCATGGTTTTTAGCCATGCAATAGATTCGCGTGATGTAGTACACAGAATGGGATGATCCATGATGCCGGTCAAAGACACACCCAACAAACGCTCTTCTTCCTGATTCTTTTTCCAAAGAGGACGAACATAGCGAAAGTCAGTCAACATGGCTTGGTAAGTGCCCATGATGGTGGCTACACGAATCTTCTCCAGCAATGCTTGCAAAGAGTCATTAGCACGAATCACCACCTCAGACAGGTTACATAGCCCACCAGAGCGCAAGGTAATCTCAGCACAAGGATTTACACCAATTACCTTGGTGTGATCCCTACGGCCTGATTCAATGGCTTTGTTGATGGCTGCTTGACGGTTGAAGATGCCTCGTTCACCTGACTTGGATTCAATCAGTGACAGCCATTCCTTCATGAACACTTCCATGTCTGGACGTTCGGTATAGGCAGCACTGTTGTTAGCCAGAGCACGTTGTGGATCCAGAAGCCACCACTGACCCGACTTAGCACCACGCATACGGTCATCGGACAGGTTACTCAGACTGATCAAGGCAGAGCGTCTAACGCCACCTACCACCACAATATCTGCCACTTTGCATATCAGATCATGACACTCAACGGAGTTGAGCTTACGACCTACAGCCTTCTTGAAGGTATCAACAGTGAAGTTAAATAGATCTACCAACGGTTGAGGGCCACTAGCACGACCACCAAAGGTCTTTAACTTAGCACCTGCAGGACGAACTTTGCTTACGTCCCAGGATGGAATCTTTCCTGCATAAAGATAAGACAGTAATTCTCTGAATGCACCTGCCCAACCACTTTTACTGTCCCTGACAACAATCGTGTGATCTACCTTGGTAAAGCTGGATACTGTTTGAATAACTGGCTTGTTATCAAAGTCAATACCAATAGTGGCACCTACTATGGGTAACTGGGCAATGTACTGACGTTCTACTGAGAATCCCATGCCTGTACCACACATAAGCGTGTTAAGTATTTCATCAAAGGCACGAACATGGTCAATAGCCAGGAATGCACAGTTAAACCCTGCCATAGGGTCACGATCTAATGCTGGCCCTGCAGTCATCAATGCTCTCATAGATGGCATGGTTTCTAGCTTGACAATACTGTTAAAAATCTCTTCAGTAGGGTAGTGTGGAAACTTTTTACCAAAGTAATCAACATAACGCTGTACTGTTTCCTCCCAGTGTTCTCTACGCTGTTCTTTATCAATCCAGCGTGCATAACGTGACTTGTGGACATATTCTTGAAGGGGTGTGGGCAAATGCGTTGTAGTAAGCATGTTGTATAAATAGTAGTGACAAAAAAAGGCCACCAAACACTATTAGAGTGAATGGTGGCCCAACACATCGTAAAGCAGGGGAGTAGTCTGCTTAACGGAACTCTATTCTATTCAATAAAGTATTGGGGAACGGAGTGTAATACTGTGTCTTAATAGTTTGCAAGAAAACAATTAATAAACACCCTGTGTAAGGGCTTGCCATGAAACAGGGTATAAGGGACTAATAATGTCATTAACCTGTGCTGCAAGGTCTTGAATCTCAACTTGGGCATGAGAATCAGCACGTTGATTGTAGAAATTGGCAAAAGCATACAGTGAACCCGTCCAGACCCAATTTACTTCTACACCTTGAGGCAAGAAGAATCTGGCTTGTTCTGCACAAACACCTTGTTGAATTACTTCTTCATACAAGTCAATTTGACGTTCACATTCAATGTGATACCGGGTCATCCAATAATCACTGTCTTGGTGTTTACCGGCACTTCCTTGCTTTGCTGAAGCAGCCGCAGACCTGAAGTGTTGCGGTATGTAGAGAACAGGGCGGCTACTGATATAACGTCTGGATTCTTCTGATTCACAGAAGCCAATTTTATGTTTAAAACACTGCACCCTAATAGGCACAGGTGCTGACATACGCAGAGTAATGTGTGGGTGTGCAAAAGGCACAAAATGTTCTGGAATCTTACGCATATACACAGCTAGTTCAGCGCACTTATCACGGTCTGTCTCATAAGTCAATTCACTAATAAGCTTTTCCCAATCTCCAGAAGCCATACCACGCGCCAGGAAGCGCACTAGATTGTTATTCTGGCTTTCAGTAAAGTTATCTGCTAGAGTAGCAAAGGATTGCCTAGCATAGTTGGCTACATCACGATCAGTAAGATAGTGATTTTCATATAATGCTTGCATTTGGTCTTTCTTAATGGTTTATAAACGCTGGCGGAGCCAGCCACAGGATTTTAAATATGCCGTGTACTGAACTGGTTTGTGGAACAGGTATTGATCTTAACTACCCTGTTCCTGTTAATGTAGGTAATCCTTGGCCTCCTACAAATCCTCTAACCATAGAGGAAATCATGCGGGATTTAACAGGGTTGATTGATGAAGGTTTGTTAGCTACAACCTTGAGAGAAAAGATCAACAGAATTACCGGATTGGATGTAAGCATTGCCCAACAAGGTTTGGACATTATTAGCAGGGACTTTTATTTACAGCAGATACTTTCTGAAGTACGTAGCACTGCAGACAGAGCATTAACTTATGTTGGAACAGAAACACTTGAAAGAACCACTGCAGATAGTGGCTTAGTTAATAGATATAACGCTATTGCTGCAGGACTAGCAGGTGCATTAGCAGCTATTACAGAAGAAGAGCGTGTAAGAGTTGGTGCAAATTTATCAATGGCATTACGTATTGATAATTTATTTACTACAACAGGTGTAGGTACTGCTGCTATCCGTCATGAACAGGAAGTCTTAGTTGAAGCCGATAGACTTATAGGCATTGA